ATGAAGTATCACGAAATGACTAAAAACTATATTTTTCGTGAATTTGAATGTGGTTTAACCGTCGAAGAAGCTGCCAAACTTTGTTTGAAAACTGTGAGAACGGTCAAAGAATGGGATAAGGGAAAATCCATTCCACCGGAATGTAAGCGCTTAATGAGGATGAATAAGGGTAGGGAATTGAGCTCTTGTGAAGATTGGGAAAACTTTATCATGAGGCATGATCGACTAGAACTTCCAACTGGCCAGCTGGTTACTGCTCAGCAAGTATTGATTGGAGTTGCATTACTTGAGTTAGGTGCATCAAATGATATAAAGGTTGCTCACCAAATATTGAAGTATGCAAGAGTATTAAAGAAAATCGTTTAATTGAAGGCTCCAATTGGAGCCTTATTTTTTTATTCAACCTCTAATGACTCTGGCCAGATAAAGTAAGGACCAAAACGTTTACTGTACTTGAACTCACCACCCAACGATTTTCCTTCTTCGGTTAAAGAATGTTTTCCATCATCAAAAGATAAGTAGCCCTTGTTTACACACATCTGAAGGAAGTCATCTGTTTTAATTTTGTGCTTCTTGGCTAGCTTGGATGAAGTCAGTTTGGCTTGTTCTGATTGTGAATCTTCACTTTTAGCAAGATCATTGACAGATGATGTAATCTTCTCTAAAGAAATGCGAACCTCATCGCTAATACGAATAATACGTTGCGCTTCCTCATAGGAATCTTTGTAGACATTCGGGTCTTCGTCACGATCAATGAAGATACCCATTTCGTTATTGTTTACTTGGCTGAACTCATAGAGGTTTAAACTTGTAATGATACAGGCACTTTCATTCATGTAGCACTTTGCATGGAGGTTTTTACAAAAGCTGGTGCGCACAAAGGAGAGACCTTTCAGCCAGTTAATCTCATCAGGTTGTAGTTCGCTTTTACCATAGACAATTCTAATGTCGATTTTTAATCGGTCTTTGTCTTCCAAAAGCTCTCGAATGCGATCATTAAGCTTGAGGAAAGGGCTAATAAGAATCAGCCTTTCCGATGCGTTCTTGATAAGTTCTTCGAGATAGTAGTTTGTAGCACTTGTATTTAAAAACTTAGCCATTTCATATCCTTGACATATAAAACCTAGCGCACACAGGCTACGATTAAGAGCTAAGGGGATCAAGATAAAATAAAAAGAAAAATGCCAAGTGTTGGAAGTTCCTCTCGAAGCGCATGTTGCGTGTATTGCAAAGACTAAGATTTGTTATCCATTTAAGGAAGATGCTCTAAATTTTGCGATTACATCATCTAAGTCACCACCACCAACATGTTGAGCATATTCAAATGCTTTTTGCCAGAACTGTCGATTTCCTTTAGGTATATTTTTATGCCTCTTTACGATATAGAAACAGCTCATTTGATTGTTATCATCTATATAATTAAGCGAAAAAGTACTATCTGTAGGCAATGGCGAACTTTTAGTTAGTTCCTGTGTGGCAATACAACCCATGTTATATGCTTGTCTTTCATCAAATAACCAAGGACTCCATATGGACAAAATATAAAATACATCTTCTATAGAAAAATTAATCTCACTACCTCTAATTCGATAAATTTCTTCAATATCAGTAGAGCCCAGAATCATCGCGTCTCGCCATTCGTCCCTGCTACCCTCATGAAACTCTTTGCCATCGCATTCAATAGCAGTTTTTCTCCCTTTACCATCAGTTACTACGAAATCTAATCTGAATGTTCCGCAGATTGTTTTAACCACAACCTGAGAGTCCATTTCTAATTCTTGCTTTAAGTACTTTGAAGCAAACTTGGCGAATGTGTCTTCAATCGGCGAATCATATGGTGGGTCATAAAAAATGGTCAAAACACTCTCCTTATACATGGGGGATAATCTAATGATTTTCTGTGCTCTTTTATGAAACTATCTTAAGGTATAAATCATTACAACCTATATAGTTTCAATAACATAATTTACTTGCATAATAACCAAGTAAATTATTGGATTCTAACGATCCATCAAAACAGTTGAGGCTTGGTGGAATTTACCCCCGTAATACAGATTCGGGGGTTTGACCTCCCGCCGCACGTCGCGCAATCGTCCTAGCCCGTCCTCACTTGCTCCGCGCGTCCGTCGGAGAGAACCCAGAAAAGAAGAATAAGCATTGCTCGACACTCGCAAAGCTTTGATGTTGTGAGTATGCAGCGTTCCGGTAGGTTAACGCGCCTTTGGTGTGGATAGTCTCTGCAAGGCTGGTCTAGCAGGAAGGAGGGCGGCTGCATCCAAGTGGCTTTGGGCTGCTAACCGCGCCGATTAAGTGATGAGGCTAGGTTTTGCTGTGGTGGGCGGCTTGGTGCCTCGTCGTCGCTCCGCAACTCCTTATCCCTGCGGGGCTGGCACCGTGCCTTTAATTGAAGTAGTCGACCAGTTTGCCTAGGAGGTATCTCGCAAGGTCATACACGAGCACCACAATGACTGCGTTCACTATCGAGAGATGATCAAACAGCTCGATGATTTCAACCAGCTGTCCATGCGTTACGTATTCATTCATTAGGTTTCGTCTCCACTAAACAAACCGCCAACGGGTTTGAGTTCAATATCTTGCTCTTGCCGTTGTGCATATTGCTCATACGGCGAACACGTGACATAGAAGTTGGATGCGCCGTGGGACAGCTGGACGAGACAATCGTCCAGATATTCCATCTTGACGCCCAACTTGTTTAGGAATCCGTCATCGAGGTAAGTCACACCGCGCGGTGTGACAACCTCAAAATGCACGTTGACGTGTATCGAGGTGGCTTTGTGCCAACGTTCCACCGCAGAGACATAGATACTTTCTGAGTTCGCCAGTGGGAACCAAGCAGGAACGGTGCCTACGTCATGATAAGACTCATTCCCGCAACCAGAACCCGTACAGCCAGAACCACTAGAACCCATGACAGAACCAGGCGAACCACTTTGACCAGGACGTGCTTGACCTTGCGAAGTCGAAACGCCACTTTGCTGCGAAGTTTGATGAAGCTGCGTTCCTTCCGCAGTTGTCGTCTCAGAATCAGAAACCATACCAATAAGCGCATAAACTAAGTACCCAAATGAAAGCACGACCAGTGCCATAGCTGCTAAGAATTTCGGGTTAAGAAAGATGTTCTTTCCAAGCCCCGACTTGGTGATTTGCCCCGTGACGGTCGAGGCGTAGAGTAGGTGGACATCAAGCGGCACCTTGAGGTTATAAACCACATCGTCTTTGCTTGGTTTGGTGACCGTTCGAGTCGGGTCATGTTCCAAGATGCGCGGTTTGCGGTTGGAAAAGAAGATCCCATCTTTACCCTTATGTTGCTTGGCCAACTCCGCAACACCTTTTAACTCTTTCGGGATTTGAGCAAAGTCAGGCGTGAGCAACACAATATCCCAGTTGTAGTGCCGGTGCTCCATAAAGGCGTTGTTAAAGTTCTCTGGATAGATGATGCGTCCTTGCTCATCAAAGCGTGTGCGTTGGCAATCGTCTATCTCGCCATTGTCCAAACTAGACGTATCAATCGTTAGCCAGCGAGAGTGAAACAGCTCAGAGAATCCTTCCGGTAAGTGAGGCTCAAACTCAGTAAAAGGGCGCTTGTGTATGTTCGCCATTTTGAAACCTGCATTGACCGAGAAGATTTGCTGACACTCATCAATGAGGATGAACGCCCCAATGGGTGCCCAACAGAAAAAGTATTTCCAAAGCTCGAAGCCTTCTGGATTGCGAGAGCTAATGCGAATGAGCCGAGCCGTATCAGGAAACTTCTCACCAAGGCGTTGTTCAATCACTTCAAGTGGCTGCATGCCATGAATGTTCGTAATGCAAATTCGACCTTCACGCAGTGCAGGCAGTAAGTCAAACCACACGGCGCAAGCCGATTTGTAAGAGCCACCGTGACCGTATCGAAATGAAGTAGCCATTCAATCACCAGTTAAAGAAACGCATAACTAAAGACGTAGCGAACGCGTCAAAGATGACACGTAGCCCAGAGGTGACACCGTATTCCGTTAAGATATAACGGACGTCAGAGGGAAGCGCATTAAAGCGGTCTTCGACAAGCGTATAGACGCCATATTCTTCGAGCAGCAGCTGCGCAATCTTGAGTGCGATTTGTATCGAGGCAATCTTGATATCGAGCCATACCGAGATAAGCCACATCGCGCCGTATTCAAACGCGTTCTTTATCCATTCAATCGCCACATCAAAGAAGTCGAGAAAGGTTTGCCCAATGTTGGCAATAAACTCTAATGCTGAGTAGATGTATTCCATGTTATTTACTCCGATTACCAAACAGAACCCAAAGGGCGATTAAGGCACAAATGAACAGCACGACAGGGCGCACGTAGCCCGATACCGCATCAAAACGCTGTAGTCCTGATTCAACGGTTGCGCCTTTGATATTGAAAGACTTGTCACTCAATGTGCCGTTATTGAAGTTGGTGCCGATAGTGATTAAGCCTTTGATGTCATCCACATAGCCTTGAATGGATTCGGCTTTTTCATCTATCGTGGTTTGCAGGTTGGCAAAGTCTTCTGCCGTGAAGATTTCGCCAGTGATAGCGGTACCCGTAGGTGTGCCAAACTCTGAGCCAGTCAATAGACCCTCAATCGCATTTAAGCTGCTATCGAGTTCGCCCACGGAATCACCAAGCCCTTTTAAATCGTCACGAATGCCAATAGTGGCGTTGGTATTGTTGTTCACCGCCGTAGTGATATCGCCGTTGGCCTGTTGGATGAGTGCCTTGGTGTTGTTATAAATCTTGTTGTCATTGATTTGCTGCTCTTGAATGGCTTGGGTGTTATCGACCAAAGAGCCTTTCACATCAATAACCGCGTTGGTGATGTCCGCGTGTGACTGGTTGATATCGACGTTAAGATCATGAATGCCTTTGTTCACATCCACGTTAAGCCCTTTAATAGCAGAAAGGACTGCCGTGTCTGTCGATTCATCCGTGTCAGGGTCTTCTACATCCGGTCTATCATCAACGACACCGGGATTAACCGTGTTGGTTGAATCATCGGGTAGGACACTTGGGTCTTCAATCTCGCCTGTTGGGTCGTCAGGGTCATGGGTTGGGTCTTCTGGCGTATCCGGTGGAATGATAGGTTCATCTGGCCCATTCACGCCCCAGAAAAGTGTGCCACCGTCACACTGACGTCCAGTGTAAGCAAAGCGCAGAGAGCATTGAGAGTCGGGCGTGTACTGTCCATCAGGAACGCCAGTGCAAATAATGGTGGATTCGTTCTTAGTCACTTCACATCGAGTGGCACCATAGTCACCGTAACAAGCGCCCGTCACCAATTCGCCGTATATGGCAGGGTGCCAGTACAATTTCACCGTATCGCCAATGGACTGTTTGAACTGACAAGCATCCATGCATGAGCCATCAGGATTCTCTCCATACTCACAAGCAGGAACGATGGGTTCACACGACACGACGTACTCGTCTTCTACCTTTTCATAGTCAGGCGGACATTGAGCCGAATTTTGCAAGAATCCAGCAGCACGATAAAGAGGCCAAGAAGGACTGGTCGTGTGACACATGATATCTACAACGTATTTGCCATGCCTCAAATAACAGGACTTAGTAGAAAAATCCTTGTAGTTAACAAATTTATTCTCATAACAAGAGACATAAGAGGCAGGGTTAACTCTCATACCCAATAGCAACTTACAATCAGGATAAGCTGAAACGTCTGAAACCTTATAGGTTGGTTGAGCCGCGCTTGCATTAAGTGATAAGAACAAGCACGAAAACAAAAGTAAAAAGAGTGACTTATTCACATTTGCACCATTAAAAAAGGGAGCCGAAGCTCCCTTATCCGTTGATTAGTGAGTATTGATGCCACTCACAAAGCCGTGGAGGAATGCCCCCGCAAAGGCAACACCTAGAACGATAGCGAGAACATCTCCAAGTAAATTACCCGATAAAGGAGGCATAGAGGTGAGCCGTTAGCGGCGTAAGAAGCCAACAACCATGGTCACACCAAAGCCCAGTGCAGCCATACCAATCAGACCCGCCACAACCAGTGATACGTTAGCTTGACCACCGGATACCGCAGAGTTGATTGCGCCCGTGATATCGACTTCAGCGAACGCCGGAGAGACAGACGCGGCCATCAGTGCAGCGCCAGCTGCGGTCTTTTTGTTTACGACTGCGTGTTTTACGTTAGTTACAACAAGTTCTAGTTTTTTCATAAGATTTACCTTTTACTCATAAGGCGAACAACACGACCCACCCAGTGACCAACAACCATGTTGATCAAGAGCACGCCACTGACATACAGGAACAAGTCACCGTTGAATAGGACTGGTTCCTTATATTCTTGGTAGTCCACCGCCGAAATCAGCACGTATTCTTGGCAATCCGCAACAGGCGTTTTTGTTGCTTTCAAATTGCCATACTGGTTAACGACGGTGACGCATACAGACATTTTTTAGCCTTGAACGGGTTTCATTGAAGCCTCGAAGTGCTTCTTAATTTCTTGGTCGACTGGAATAAGCTCAGTCACGATAGCTCCTGCCAATGGGTCTTCTGGGTTAATCTCCAAGCGCAATTGGTATTCGCGGCGAGGAACGAGAGCACCAGTGCGCTCAAGAAGCAGGGCATATTCATGGTCAATCATCAAAGGTTGATCCCATTGGGGATTCACATCACCGGATTCACCGATAGTGCGGCGTTTGAATTTCTCCGAGTTGATTTCACGTAGAGGACGCGACACGTTCAGTTGAGCACTGTCACCACGTGCTGAGTTCCAAGTGATATCCATGCCAAGTACAAAAACGGATTTAGCCATTTGTTAAGTCTCCAATATGTGAGTCACCAACTTGCCGTAGGTATCGGGGAAGGTGAATTTAGTTCCATCACGGACAAGGGAACCGACCACGGTTTCAATGTCGCCCTCATGGAATTCGATTAAAGAGTTCAGAATTTTCCCGTACTGGCGACGCATCCAGTGCGCAGAGGCCAACAGGTCTAACGCCGCGCGTTTAGTCGGGACAGGTTTGGTATTGAATTTCTTTGCAGTAGAAATTGACGCAGCAAAATCATTGAGCGCGGCATACGCGCCAGCAGGATTCAGCAACACATCAACATTCCATTTTTTCAGCTCAACCTCAGAGCGGTACCAGACAAGACCCGTGTTCGCGAGTTTCTGCTCAAGAGCCTTGTTATAGATACGCCAGTAAATGCGCGAGGTACGAGAACCAATCGAGTACTGCTCTTTGGTGTAAATCGGTTTGCCATCTTTGCCGATACTGGCAATGGTCATATCTTCATGAAGCACAGGGCCACGACCACGTTCTGCGGTGCGGAAACAGTCGTCACGCCACGCCTTGTAAGCGTATTCGCAATCAAAAATCCCGTCGTAATCGTCATAGGCCAAGTCAACACGCGCCAAAGTTTGCACACCAAGCACATTGGTCAGCCAGTCATGTAGCGACCACGTAGGACGACGGGCAAATACATGCTTGCATCCCGTTCCGTTGATTTGGAAATGCACCGTGTCATTGTTACCGCCGATACCAACGAAGCCGCAGAAGTCCTCACCATCTGGCGAAGTCAGCTTCATGGATTCGGTGTAGAACTGGAAACCCAAACCGCGAGGCGCAGACAGCGACAAACCAAGCACTTGGTTGGTGAAGATGCGCAAGCAGTCTTCCAAGTAATTGCGATAACAGATATCAAAGGCTTTGTTGTACGCATCAATCTCGTCGGAAGTCTGAGCGACCGTCGGATTAAACACAGGTGGAGCAGGGAACTTAGGTGCACGACAGTGACGTTGTAACAGTCCAGATTTGGCAAAGCCTTTGTATTCCTCATGCTTGTGCAATCGACGAACGGCATCGTGACAATGACGTAAGTCTTTCACAGCAAACGTAAAACACAGGTAATCAATATGAACGCTTTGCTCATCGAAACTTTTAAGGATGTTAGTTGCAGTAGTCATCGAACACCCCCATATTGATACGTTGTTCAACAGTCGTGTTGGTGATGGACACTAACTCATAAGAAGCGAACTGAGAGGAAGCCCAAGACTCAAGATGAGACATGGATTTAAGCAAATCCCATTCGTCGCAACCTTTGACCAACACAGACACCGTGTAGTCAGGCAGCAAGTCGTAATAGATGATTTGAGCTTCGTTCATGATTACTGAGCCTCTAAAGCCGTCGCTTTTGAAGGTGTCATGCCTAAGAAACGACATAGAACTTCATGTTCGTCAGATTCAAAACGAAACTCGTAATCGCCAACCGAGAGATAACCAAAGGACTCTTGGTTGTTTTCGAATGTGCTAATGCAGTAGCCAAAGTGATTGAAAGGAACAACGACTTCTTCAAAGATGTCAGTTGTAGTGATGTAACAGAGCTTGAAAGCTGGAACGTGAGACACTGCGAAGTGACGGAGCGTTAACGTTTTAACATTGACGTTTTTAACTTCAGTTTCTAATACGACCATTACAACAACCTTGACTAGTGAGAGAGCGACCGCCAAAGCCAAGACGTAAGCGTCAAGGGCAAACGCCCAAAGCTAAGGCGGTCTGATACAGTAAATTCTGTAGTGATTAAATACAGATATTTCTGTACCGTCAACACAGCAAAATCTGTACTAAAAGACTAAAATCAGTCCAATAGCGTGATTAGAGGAAAAGCAGAAATGTACACAAACAAGCTCATTGATGCTTATAAAGAGCAAATGAACTACATTCAATACAAGCAGATTGCTCATGACCTAGGTGTAAGCCCTCAAATGCTCACAGAAGTAAGAAAAGGTCGAAGTTATCTCAATGAAAATCAGATACTTATGCTTGCTGAAACTATTGGTGAAGACAAAGAAAAGGCTCTGATTGGCTTAGCGATGGATAAAGCAAAAACGCACGAAGCGCAGACACTATGGCAGAACATAGGAAAAAAGTTTAACGGACTTGGATTATCAAGCATTTCAATGGCTTGTGCTGGATTAGCCTTAGTGATTGCAAGTCCTAAAGAATCACTATATCAGTGCGCATTATGTATATGGAATTATGTTGAGGGTTTGCCTTTGGCCTGAACGATTGCAAAGGGTGGGCGAGAGACTTGCTCAATGTCGGCGCTTGCGTCGTACATGCTAGGAGAGAGAATCGCTTTGCCAGTGAAGCCCGTACACATAATTCCCATAATATCGCACTCAATTATCTGAATTATTTACCTTTTCCTACGCATACTACATTTGCTGACATTTCTGTGAATATATTATTCAAGTCACCAAATGGGGTATGCTTCAGTTCTAGATTATCTATGAAGTATCCTTTATCGTTCTTGCACAAAGTCCGTCCTTCTTTTATGAATTGATCGATTAAAATTTTTTCATTTCGCTTAGAACGGTCAATGAGATCTCCTTTGACTCCAGATGTTGCAGTATTGTTGTAAAGCACTACGTTGGTCACATGGATGTTAGGGTAATAATCTCTTACCGCACCATTTATTGTTCCGTAATAGACGGTTTCAGCCACTGCTGATGAGCTCCATATAACCATGATTAGCAAAGCCAATTTTTTCATTTTGTATCCTTTCTATTGCCTAGATTAATCTGACGTGCCTGTTTTCAGTTTGGGTGTTCTGTTACACCCAAACTAACTCCGGACTTCCGGAATTTACTCTTTCCTTTTTTCCTCAGCTTCTCTCAATCTTTTGTTGAATAGTTCTAGTTCCATATCCTGAGTCCTTTCGGCATTACTCTTGTGCAGTAATGCCGCGATCACGCTTTCGAGCGTCTTTTTGTCTTCATCCGTAAGTTGGTTAGCAAGTTTTAAATAGACCTGTATGTTTGCATCTCTAGCTGCTACTTCCTTGCCAAACAGTGCACTGATAGATGTGCCCAGCTTATCTGCTAGTTTTGGGATCTGTTCTGCTTTAGGCGATGTCTTCCCATTCTCCCATTTGGAATACGTTACTGTTGAGACTCCCATGCTTTCAGCCATTTGCTCAATGGTAAAGTTTCTTTTGATACGCCAACGTTTTATTTCATCTTGAAACATCTCTAGAACTCTGCTTGTTAAGTTTTCTTCATTATAACCCATACTTTTCTTTACTCTCTTTTGACATTAAGTTATCTTATTGTACAACATTAAGAATAGTTGTCTTGACAGGGTTTTGGGGTAGCAATGCAAAGTTCACTCATTGAGTGGTTTATCGACAAGCTAAACATGCACCAAGTCCATCCAGAAGGTGGGCTTCCTGTTGTTGGCAAAGAGCTATATTGGCGTGTCGATGCCTCTACGGGTGAATCAACTCAACCATCTCCAACACCTTTCCGCTTAGAAGGCAGCTTTAGTAGCTTAATTACTGTCCGTTGCGATGGTTATAAAGTCAGCGTGGAAGGAAACCCATCACGATGGATGAGAATGGATAATCTCTTTGGTTTTAAAACCATTGATGAGTGCGTTGCAGTCTATAACCGAATATTAAAGCAGTGTGGATTGCCACCTTTCACCAAGTCTACACGTGTTTACTTTAGACAAACTGATGAGTCAAAAAAGGCGTTATTAGAGTCGGATGGGGCTTTCATAAAACATATTGATTTCACAAGAAATCTTTCTGTTGGTGAAGGCAATGAAATTGCTTATTTACGAGCTATTTCAGGACAAACAATCGGACGTTCTAAGGTTGGTTACCTTTACCCTAATCAACAGACTGTCGATTGGAATAAAGGATCAACCTACCGCTATGACAAGATCTATATCAAAGCATTTGATTTAGAAAAACACCGCAGCTCTCGAACATCAAACTGCATAAACCAAGAAGATTTAGATTATTACGACCAGTTAATTGATTACTGCAAATCCAATGGTGTGATACGTGAAGAGCACAGCTTTAAGCGCCCATTTTTACGCCGAAAAAACCTTTGTTTTTATGGACTGGTCACAGAGAAAGATTTCGAACCATATTTGCAAGATTTGGAGAAGGCAATGAAACGACTGGAAGTCACACACACTGAGTATGACACAGTAGCAGACCAGCTTATAGGCGAGGGCGTTTGTAAATCTCGTCAATCTGCTAATGCAACTCAGAGCGTTTATCTACAGTGGCTTCATGGCCAGAAACTTAAACGTAATACCCAATACTACGTTCATCGTTCTCGATTACTTCAAATTGGTATTGATATTGCCGTCGATTTTGACGTTACTCGCTTACCCATTCAAATTCGCCGTCAAGAAGTTGTTGAGGTTCAGTCTTTGCAAGTTCCTGATTGGTATAGAGAAGCACATCTTGAGTCACTACCCAAGGTTGTTGGTTTAGACATCCCAAGTATTCCGGCACATCACGATACGGATAACGTTATTCCTTTTGTCCACTCTTCACTCAAGAGAACGTCAGGGGGAACAAGCATAAATTTTACAGATGAAGGATACAGATAATGCAAGTCATTTTTATTAGTGCAACACATCGATTTGGAACATCGTTTAAGAAAAACCCTCAAGGAACACAATACGATATTTGTAACCTTGCCTATGGAGACCCGGTTGAACCAGTAAATCAACCGAACATGACATTTTATGGTCACGGTGTTCAAGTGAAAGAAATTGGCTTATCTAAAGCTGCATTGTCTAGTTTTGAAAATTTAAAAGTAGGAGAGATGATTGAACTTATATTTACTCCCAACCCTGAAAACCCAAGGATGAATTTGGTTTCGGGATTTAAGCCTATAAAAAATGTCTGAAAATTTCAATCATGGCTCAATGCTTAGAAATAAATGAACAGGGTTTCTTATATGTTTCTAATAACGCTGTTCCCCAATGCGCTTCATTAGTTGCTTTATCTATTGAAGAGTACAACCAAAGTCATGCTTATATTGATTTTGGTGACATGTCCGTTCTTTTTACTTTTTCGTTCTCTCTAGTTTTATTTTCATATAAAACTGCTTGGGCGGTAAATGTAGTAAAAAGGGCAATTGATACTATCTGAGAGGTTTATATGAATAATATTCGTTTTAAAAAATTAGTGGCAGCAGGGCTTCTAGTATTAGCTTCTGGTTCTGCAATGGCAACAGAAGGTTCTCCTGATTCATTAGATTTTGCTGCAATGGTGACTCAGCATATTTCGGTCGGCAAGCTCCTTGCTGCACTAGCTGTTGTTGCTCCTATTTCTTATGCCGTATCCGGCTCTTTTAAAACTTGGAAAATTGGTAAAAGAGCCATCAACGGGGCTTAATCATGTATGTACTTCATTCAACGTTGCTTATGTACAGTATGATGCTTTTCTTGGGCGGCTTGTGTGGATTTGCAATGGTTCTAGGGCTAAGGGGCAGTTAATTGCCCCTTTTTTACTGGTGATGTATGAAAAATTTTCTAGTTTATATTCTTGCGTTTCTTGTTTCTTTCTCTCCTGTTCAATATGCTTGGTCCAACCCTGTTGCAGCAGTAGTTACGCTTGCCAGCAATCCAGTGGTTAGAGCGGTCGCTTCCGATATTGTGGTAGATGTAATTGCTAGGGGGTTCGCATCTAACGATCCTTTCTACAAAAGCAAAGGCACGATTTCCAAAGCTAAGTATAAGAATTTTTTAAAAACTAGCGGTGGTAAGTACGCTGTAATTGTATCTTTGTTGTCTGCGGCAGGATTTATGCTCGTTGACGGCGTCTTATCCAAGCCTGAAGCTCTACCGGAAGGTGATGTACCTCCAGAAGAAGGTATCGTATGGAATATACGAAACAAAAGTGGGGCAACGATTAGTGAAGCTGCTTGGTCTGTTGTATCAGGGCTAGATTATATTGTTGATATAGAGATAGTTCCGTATAAGCCTGACCCTTCTCGGGAAGGTTTTATGACAGTTAACTACAAGCTGTCTAATGGTAATAATTGGGCTGGCTCAGGAGATACAGCTACTAGGGTTAGTTGCCAGTATGCTAAGGGCATGGTTTCTACATGTCAGCCGGATTTCAAACCTTCTCTACCATCTCGCCCCGCGACTGAACAAGAGATCGATTCTGAATTTTTTTCATACGTTGAAACATTATCTAACGCTGAAAAATTAAAATTATTTTCGCCCGATAGCGGAACGACTATTTACCCAGAGCTTACTCCTGAAATCAATCCCTTAATGCCTCCCAAGCTTCCAAATGGCTCGCCTTTACCATCACAAGGTGATGAGCTATGGACGTATGCCGACTGGATAAATAGGGGAGTAGCTCAACAATCTAATCCTAATGCTGATTATTATGTTCCTCCTGCTAGTTGGGATATTGCGTATCACCTTGCTAATTCCATTGCTGTCGGAGACTCAAAGGTAATTGACTTAAACACTGGCGAATCTTCGACCCCAGATCCAAATCCAGGCACAGGAACGGATACTAGCCCAACAGCTATAACTGGTGTTGTTGAGGTTTCCAATTTAGGTGGAATTGAAAGCCGGATTGACACCACCAATCAGTCTCTTGAATCGATACATAACGTTTTAAATGAAAACTTTACCCAAACGAAAGTTCCTGAAACGAATGTGTTTCTTGATGGTGCTGACAGCTTTTGGGAACGACGCTATAAAGATGGTATTACTGGTGTTTTTAATAAAAACTTAGAAGCGTTAAAGAAAGGGGAACTATACCAATGGATTTCAGGTTTTAGTATTAGGGGCTCTGCTCGGAAGCCACACTTTGAGATATGTTTGGAACCAACAGAATATTATGAGGTGGATTGTATTAATCTTGACTTACCAGATCATATTTGGACCTTTTTAAGGTCTGCAATGATGCTTGGTGCCGCAATTTATTGTAGAAAGCTAATAATAGGGTGAACGTATGTTAAATTTCATTGTTGATATATGGAATAGTTTTTTAAGCTTAGTAGCATCAATATTTCTTAGCGCTTACGATATGCTTTGTGATTTAGGTTGTCTTGCGTTTGATAGTGTTATGAGCCTAGGAGTTAACGCATTAAATGCAGCAGGTTCATCACTTAACTTCATTTCTATCGTCCCTTATATCGATTATATACCACAAGATTATAGGGATTTTTTAGCTTATGTTGGCTTTAATCAAGCTCTATCTATGGTTATTACTGCACTTCTCATTCGTTTTGTTATGCAAGCTATTCCTTTTGTTGGTTTTGGTAGGGGATAATTATGGCCATCACACTTTTGAAAGGTAAACCACGTTCCGGTAAAAGCTATGAGGCTGTGAGGTATCATATCCTTCCTGCTATTCAAGAAGGACGCAAAGTTGTTACTAATATCCCATTGAATATTGATGAGTTTGTTAAAATCTTTGGTTCTCAAGTAAGAGAGCTTATAGATGTGTATCCTTTTGATTTCAAAAAACCTTATGGTAACGAGCGAGGTTTACCTTACCTATCTGACCCAGAGGATTATATTAAGTACGAAACTTGGAAAGATGATAACGGCAAGGACTATGGTCCTCTTTTTGTCATAGATGAATGTCATTTCCATTTTCCAACTCATACCGCAGGTAAAAGTGTCATTCCTCAAGATCTTACTCAAAAGCAACTAAATTTTTTCTCAGGCCACGGTCATTGGGGTTTTGATTTTCTTTTACTCACACAAAGCGATAGGAAGCTAAATAAGCTTTTAAGAGAAGACATCGAAATTTGTTTTGAGGTGCGCAAGGTTCGTGCTCATTCTGATTCAAGCTACAGTCGTAAAACGAGTTACTATGGAGAGCCGAGAACAACAGGTTTAATCAGTACTGAAACTAGAAAATATGAGTCACAGTATTTTGCTCTCTACAAGTCTCATACGCAGTCGAACGCACCTGTAGAAGAAGCGGCAGTTAAAGATATCAAGAAATGGTATCAAAGTGGTATGGCTAAGATGACTATTTGTATGTTTTCTTTATCATTTTTTGCGCTGATATATCTTCTTTTCGGTTCTGATGAATCTTCAGCGTCTACACCTATAGTTTCTTCTCAACCCTCATCATCAACACCTCCAGTTCTGTCAAAAAAACCAGAATTAACAAAGTCATATAAGTATCGAGATATTCCTTTTTCAAATTTTGACCTTTATATCACGGGTTATTCAGACTCAAGTTATTATGATTCTCAAGGTCGCTGGCATTTACAACATGATGTTTATTTTGAGGCAGAGAAAGGCGGTTATATTATTAGTCTAAACCTCTCGGATTTTTATTTAGCGGGCTATGATGTTTCTGTTTATGGCGGCTGTATGGTTCGTCTTACATATGGTGACTATAGCAAGTTGATATATTGTCAGGGTGAGCGCTCTAGTTCTAATGAATCTGATGTTGTCCCAAGCCTTGGATGATCAATTGGTAATAGTTGTTGGGAGGGGACCCGCGTCCCGCGGGGAGGTGCCAAATCAACTATTACCAATAACTACTTATACATTTCGTTATATAAAGAGCCCCGACTCTGAGCTCGATTTTTTCTGCTATATGCTTGCATGTAGAGGAAAAATGAGCAGACAAGCGGAAAGAATCCTCGCCATGATGAAGTACGATGTCAATTCCGCGCGTCAGTTTGCACAGACTCAGTTGCAGTGCTGCAACTTTTAAGTGAGTACTATGACGTTTATGTTTTCAAATTATTTTAAAAGGATTTCTATATGGAAAGTGTAATTTTGACTGCCGAACACATTGATTTTATTGCAGAAGCTTTTGTAATCTATGGTTTCATTGGAGTCTTAGGGGCATTGTTTTTTTATGACCTTTTATGCTTCTTAGTTACCATATTTATAAGGCGCTTTAGACCATCAAATACAACGCCTTAA